AGCCTGTAGTGCAATCCGTTGCGCTCGCTCTTGCGCCAGCACCTCGCCGACCGCGGCGATGATAGCTCTGTCATCCAGCGGCATGGTTCATTGCCCTTTGCAGCAAAAATGCCGCATATGCCTTCTGCTCTTCTGGCGTTTGTGTCGCGGCGTTATCATTGGCCGTCGTCGGCGCTGATGGGGCTGATGGCGACGCGGCAGGCATCGCAGGCAGATCCGCAGCAGCCGACAATGGCACCAGTTGCGCCTGTGCGCGCGGCTCGTCGCCCTCCTCGGCCGCCGGCAACCCCTCCAGAGCCCGCGCCTCGTTCGGCGAATACACCGATCCCTGGACGCCCCTAACAAGCCCCTCAATCCGGTCTTTGAACGCGCTGCGCAACAGCACCCTGGTATCGTATTCGGACCATTCCCGGCCCGCCGTGATGTCGTTCAGGCCGATGAAAGCATCCATACTGACTTCGATGTGGTTGATGAGCCAACCGAGGCCAGCAGCGAGCCATTCCGCCATCACGGCTTCGCTCGATTTTTGCGTGGCGGTATCGTTAACGCCAAGCAAAATCATCGGCACGCCGAACACTGCGGCAATCGACTGATCCGTCATTTTCAGCATGTCGATGGTTTGCGCATCCGCATTCGAGACCGACAGCGGCTGGAATTTCAGGCCCCAGCCAAGGATCGGAACGCCGCCGGAATTCAACCCGACCGCCTGCTCGTTCCACTTGGCGCGCAATTCCTGAATCTGGGTGCCGGATAATTCCCTGTCGCTGGTGAGCACACCGGACGGTCGGCTCATATTGGAGGTGAGCGCCGCAGAGGTCGTCATGATCGCGCTGCGGGTTGCTTGCTCGTTTCGAAGCGAGGCCAGCCAAGTTTCGCCAATCAAAGGATGCCGCGGCGTCGCCAGTCTGATGTGAAATACATCACGCGCCGGAATCGCCAGACTGCCGCGATCGAACAGGCCGGTCAGCGGATTGAACCCGATCTGATAAAATACCTCGCGAAAGCTTTGGCCTTCCACCAACACCTGGACCGGATGGCATTGCCGCGGGTCGGTCCAGTGCAGCGCCGTGACCTCGCTGCGGGAATTACGCTCTGCAACCCAGTAGGAATTCCCGGTCAGCAGCAGCGAGCGGATCAGATGCACCAGAAAATCGCTCGACGTCATATAGCTATTCGGCGTCCGCAATAATCGTGACAATGCCGACGTCGTGACGATCTCATTACCGCCGTCCCCGGTGTCGCGCTTGTGGTGTCCTGGCAATTGCGCGATGGCGCGGGCATAGGCCCACACACAAGCTTCAACGATCGAGGACGACGGGCCCGGCAATGGATCGTAATCCATCTGCCAGAAGTTGAGATTACGACCCCAGGCATCAGGCAGCCAGCCCTGGCCCAGGATATTATAAGGGCCGGCGTGGGGATTGCCCTCGCCGGCCGGATTGGTTTTGGTGCGCCAGGGAGCCAGCGCAGCCAGTACGGAAAGCGGATTCATCTGGGCTTGGTTAGATGAGACGTTGATTGTGACGGCTTGACTTCCCTGGTCTCGTAGCCGCCCTCGTGTTGTTGTGGCTTCATCTCACGCTTATGCATTTCAGGATGATCCTTTGATGCATCTTTCGGTTCCGACTCGCCCCATTGCGCCTGCGCCCAGGTCATGGACGCTTCATAGGCGTCCTGACGCTGCTGCTCGGTAAGAGGATCGTGCGGATGCTCGTCGAGCGGAGCGAATGGATCGACCGCCCAATGGGCATTGATGGCAGCCTCGGCATCGGCCGTCGACATCGTCAGCCGGCTGTCCCGGTATGGCCCGAGGATGACTTGAACTTCTTTGGTTTCGTCGGTCATGGCTTACCACCCCACTGCTGTGATGGTTTGCACCATCGAAGCCCGCGTCATAACCCAGGTGATGTAGAGGCTTAACCTTATGGCAATGCTATCAGTCTGGAAAAGAGATCGCATCGGAGCCGCCACCACATTTGGAGTCCCCGTTGTGCCAAGGGCAAGAGGAGTCGTATCCTCCTCATGCAACGTAGCCTCGTTGGACACGGCAAACCTTGGCGTATCCCCCGTCGCGGTAGCAAACCATTCCGCGTCGACCGCGATCACCTGGCCGACCGGAACGGTTCTGGACGAGACAATCCGGCTGATGCCGAACTTGCCTGCGGCCTGCGCCAATCCGTCGAACACGAAATCGCCGGTCGTGGTCGTCACCATGGTCAGGGAACGGGCTTGCGCCGGATTAACCAACAATACGATCTTGCCACCACCGCCGACCGCCTCCATCGGTTTAATCAGGGAGTTGAGGTCATCAATGACCTTCTGCACGGTCGTCGACGCCGCAGATGCCGCAACCGGAGTAACGCCGTTAAGCAGACCGGCCGGTCGGCTGGCCGAAGCGGCGACGTTGTCGATCAGGAATCCATCAAGCGATTCCTGCGTATCATCCGTCATGGACTTCTGCAGAATGCCCTGAATCGCAGGGGTCGAGTATAGGGCCATCTCCTCGGTAAATGTAGTTATCACCGCAAGTTTAGTTGGCGTCATTGTAATCGGTGCGAGCGAAATCTTCTTTACAGGTTTTGGGCTCCCCTCGCCGACCCACGCACCGGCCGCTTTCGAAGTATTGGTGCGCGTCGGAATCTTAACCACGCCATTAGAGCCGAAGTCGATCCGCATCCCGGTTTCCGACAATGGCCCATAGATCGAATTGGCGATCAGGCGATCGAGAAAACCGCCATAGGTGGTCTGCACCAATTCAGCCGCATAGCCCGCGGTGCCAGTCGCGGCCGGATTGACGGCGGCACGCAGGATAATCTGCGTGCCTTCGTCGTTGCCAAACAGATTACGCAGCACTTGATCCGGCGGAGTCTGCGACGCAAACGACTTCAACGCAACCACCATCGCCCGCCAAGCATATTCGACCGGCTCGATTTTCTTCTTTGGCAGGCTGAACGCTGGAGATGCCGGAGAAATGATCTCCTGCAATTGCGCCGGCTGCGGCGTGCCGATCCGCACCGCAAGACTCTTTTCCTTTTTCTCCAGAGCGCTAAGTTCGTTCTGTTCGGCCTCGATCATGTCCGGCAATTCGTCGGAATATTTCTTTTCCTCATCGGTGAGATCATCCTTGCCGACAAGGTCAGTGAGTTCATCGCGCAGGCCGACGATCCTTTTCTGAGCGGCCTGAATCTTCTGGGAAAGCGTCATCATGTTCGCGCCTTTTAACGCGAGGGATTTGGCAGGCTTGCCGGGTTTGGCCACAGAACTTCGTGCAGGCTCGCCGAAGACTTCTGCAACAAATTCAGATGGGAGATGCAACGATCTGGCGACCGCCATGGCGTTGGGATTCGCCGGCACCGCCACGAGGCTACATTCCAAAAGCTCAGATTTGGTAAAACGCCACGGCCCGAATTCCTTGCTGGCATCTTTGCTCAGCGGCTGGCGCTCGACCGGCGCAAAGCCGACCGATACGGTGCGAAGAATTCCCTCGCGCACCAGGTCACGAATATATTGCGCCATCGGCCACTTGTCGGAATTGGTCCAGGCAATGCGGCCCACCAATTGATTGCCGACCTTACGAATATCGGTCCAGCTGCCGACGATCTGATTGGTGTTGTGGTTGAACAAGACCGGCGGCGGCGATTTGATCCGGTCGAGTTGCCAGCCCGAGGCCTCGACCACGTCCCCCATCCTATCAACCGAGTTGTCGGACATGACGAATTCATCGGGCTCACCGCCGGGCGGCGGTGCCGATTTCACGGCATAACGCATGATTGGATACCTTTAGTTAAAACAGACTGCCTTGGCCGTCCGACGATGATGTCGGCGAACCTTTGCGAGGCTTCGGTGCAGGTCCGGTGCCGAACATTTGCCGACGGTAGTCTTGGAACACTTCGAAATGAGGCCGGCGGCTCGCCTTGAACATGGCGTCGCTCGCCATTTGGAGATTACATTTTTTGCAGGTGATCCAGCCATGTTCTGGGTCGTGTCTGAATTCACCCTATCATACCGGCTATGTCCACCACCGACGTTTCCTTCATGATGCCGATCGCCATCAAGGCCGCCACCGCCAAATCGATGCGGCCATAGGTGCGCCGCTTCTCCGGCTTGCGGTTGCCCTGCGGCGTGCCTGGCTGGTGCTGCAGCACCGTGTTCGATATGCACCAGCGCAGCACCGGATGGCCGCCATGCACGATCCGGCTTTCGGTCGCCGCTACCTCGAATTCGCGGATTGCCGGCGAATAAGATTTATAACCCTGGATGAACGGCACCAGCGGCAGCGCTATGCCGAGCCGGCCCATCGCTTGGCGCAACGCGTTGATGTTCCAGTTGTCAAACGCAACACTGACCAAGTTCATGCCGCCGGTCGCCTCAACCAGATCCGCCAGCACATAATCGTAATCGATCGTCAGCCCCGGCGTTGCCTTCAGCACGCCCTGCCGGTGCCAGGCGTCATATGGCGCACCGTCGCGCTGCGTCCGCGTCAGCAATGTTTTTTCCGGCGTCCAGGCCAGCGGCTTCAGATGAATGCGGCGGTTGTCGTCCTCAGCAGCCAGCACAATCGCCGTCAGATCAAGCCGCGCCGACAGATCCAGCCCGCCATACACCGGCCGCCCGTCGCGGAAGATGGCGTCGTCAATCGCATCGTCGCCCTGGTTCCAGACCGCCGGCGTGCACAGCATATCGGCCGCGGTCTGAATCCGCTGGTTGCAACGCAGATTGCGGAACGCGCTCTCCGCGCTCGGCATCCGCTTAGCCTGCTCGGCCTCCTTGAAGATCGTCTCCGGATCAAGGAACACCCCGAGCGCCGGGTTGGCCGCCCGGATCACCTCATGATCAAACACGTCGGCATTCGGCGGCGCGCAGGTAAGATCAATCACCAAGGACGGATCATCGCCGGCCAGCGCGTCGTCAATCAGTTGCGACAGCGCATGTTCGTCGTCCTCGGCCTGCGTCGACAGGATGATCCCGAGACAGCGGTTGCGCTTGCCCATCGCAGTGCGCAACGCATCAAACAGTTTGCGGTCGCGCGTCTGAGCCATTTCATCGTATGCCCAGAACGACGGGGCCAGCCCATGGCCACGCCGCGCGTCAGCCGATAGCGCCTCATACTTGGAACCGCGGCCTGGCCCCTCCGTCACCTCGATCTGCCGCCGCTGCGAACCGGAACGCACCCTAGTGATGCTAGCAAATTCGGGGACAGCTTCCAGAATGGCGACCATCTCGTCATGCAGCAGCGCCGACTGCAGCCGGTTGACCGCCGCCGAGTAGCATTCGCCACGTTCTTCCGCCTCAGGTCCGAGCAGATGGCACAGCGCCAAGCCCGCAACCAAGCCCGTTTTGCCGTTGCCGCGCGGTTCCGAACGCACCGCAAGCCGAACGCCGGTCGAGCCATAGACACGCTCGATAAAGCGACGTTGGCCTGGCAATAGCTTGAGGTTGGTGCCTAGTTTGATGCCTTTGGTGATCGGTAAAAATTCAAGGAAGGCGATGACCTTCTCAACGCGGGACAACCCTTTGCGCTGCCAAGGCAGCTTTCGAGGTTTTTTGTCGGCAAGTAGCTTCTTGGCTTCCCTTTGCAGGGCGGTTCCGCGACCTACCGGCATCTAGGTACCATCGGCTAACCCGTTATTGGAGCATGCAAAAAAGCCCGCATGCGGTTCCGGACCCCCGGGTTCCATTTTTTGGAACCGCCCCCCCCGGTCGAGTTCCATCCGGTTCCAATGTATGATGGTGTGCGGAACTTTGGTTCCAATGCATGTCATCGCGCATTAAACCAGGGATGTCGCGGGTTCAGAACGGGAAGTCGTCGTCGGCACGGGTTAGACCCCCATCGAACCACGGATGACGAGGGTCGCGCGGCCATCCATTCGCATCTGCGAAAGAGCGGGGCTGGTTGCCGCCTTCGATGCGCTGTTGATCGCTGTCGTGGCACTGCTTGCAGAGCGAGTTGAACGGGCCGGACCAGAAGACGAGCTCGTCGCCTTCATGTCGTTTGACGTGATTGCATACAGTCGCAGGTCGATCGATGCCTCTGCCCTTGCACATGCAGCACATGGGCTGTGCCCTTAGCTGTGCTGCCCTTAGCCTGCGCCAGCGTGGGGTGTGGTACCAGGCGCGCCATGGTAGCTCCTGCTTACGCCTGGCCTCGTATGCCTGCCTGCTATCCACGAAACATCCATCTCCGCCGTATTCATACGGATAACGCGTGACTTGCGTACGCGGGAATAGCGTGTACATTGTCTTCATTGAAACGGAGAGCGCATTGACCCACGAAGAAAGAATGGAAGGCGAGCTGGCCGGCATCAACCACCGGCTTGCGGGAATCGAGTCAAGGTTTGCCGGAATTGAGAGCCGTATTGCTGGAATCGAGAATCGTCTGATGCATTTTCAAACCATTGGCACTTGGCTATTCGCCGGATTGCTGGCGTCTTATGCCGCCATTCTCGCGGTTGCCCTGAAGCACTAGGAAAAAATAACCATGAACATTGAACAATTGTCCGAGCAGATTGCCGACTTGCGCCGCGATATTGATATTCGGTTTGCCGTGATCGATGCCAAGCTGGACGCAAAACCCGGCTTTGGTGCGCTGTATTCGGCAGTAGCTAGTTTGGCATTTGGTATCGGCGCTTCGATCACGTCAACCATTGTCGTTCTAAAAGCGTTGGGGAAATTATGACCCCGACCCAATACCGCAAAGCCATCAAGGCTCTCGGCCTCAGCCAAGAGAGAGCCGGGGACTGGCTCGGTATTGGAAGACGAACCTCCCAGAGTTACGCGCTTGGGGAAACCCGCATACCCGAGCCGGTCGCTAAACTTTTGCGGATCATGATCGAATTGAAACTTAACCCAGACGAAATTGAAGGAATTACAAAGTGAAGAAATTACTGATTACGACCGTTGCTTTCACTGCGCTGTTCAGTGGCGCGGCATTTGCCACCGATCCTGTTGCAAAACCAAGCCCATATACGGTTCATGAAATCAACAAGGCTCTGGAATTCTTTGGACGGCCTAGCCTCGGAACGTCCAGAATATTGCACAACGACCGCGACGGAGCCCGCGATAGGGAAACAACCAAAACCTTTACCGAAAGCACGGTAACCTATCACTCCGGCAACAAATAAATCCAAAGGCCGCTGTTGGGGAAACCGACAGCGGCCTAGCTCCGCATTCAAGGACACCGGACACCGACATGCCCGATGAAACCACGCTCGCCTATTTGCGCAAGTTCGACAGCAAGCTTGACGGGATCAGCGAACGATTGCGTTCGCTTGAGGTGCGCTTCGGCGCGCTGGAAAGCCGGTTCTCGGCCCTTGAAGAGCGGATGGCCGGCGTCGAATTCCACCTGGAACGGATCGAGCGGCGGCTCGGATTGGTGGAACCACCGCACTGAGGCAGATCATGGGCCGCCGAACACGATCGTAATGCACGCCACGGCCAGGCAGAACAGCAGTACGCCGATCAGTACGTTCTTGGTTTCATTGCTCATTTGGTGGATCGGCAGGGTCCGAGGCAGGTGGGGGTGGTGCACCTGAGGGGCTAATTAACAGGTGCATTTCCCTGCCGATCCCCAATCGAAAAAGCCGCCTGACGGTTTCCCGCGGGCGGCTATCGATTGTGGTGTTTTTACCACGGGTTACCCTCAGGTCAAGGGCTTGTCACCGTTTGCGAACCCAAACGCTATGGCTAGTGTGTTGAGGCATTCGAACAGCCTGCGGGCAAAATACAATT